GTTTCCCAGTCACGATCTCGTAAGATCAGGAGAATACTCTTGCATGAAACTTGTGTGTTTTTTATCTAAAAAACTGTAATCTCCATTAGTGTTTATTACAGCCAAAGAAAATGAAAGCTCAAAATCATCAGGTGCTGTCAAGAATCTTGATCCTGCAGACAGAGAACCTTTTACATTTTTTCTAAAATAATCGAACTGTATCAATTCAAATATTCTTTCTTCTGCATTTTTTATAATATCGTCCAAACTACTAACAAAAGTAGTTTCATCATTCTCTACATAATTTTGAATTAGTGTTTTAAGTTCTGATAATGTTATTGGACTGCTCATAATTATGTATTAATTTGACCACCCATACCTGAATGGTTAGTACAGTAATAGTAAAGCGTTGGTGCTCCTGATGCAACTTCTATCTGAGTATACGCACCTGAACTACCAGGAGTTCCTGAAGTTGTCACACCTGTTGTATATTCACTACCACCTCCATGCGTACCATTCGCAGTTGTTGAAAATCTCAATGGGTGATTTGAATTTGAGCTATCAGACTGATCAAATTTGTAGGTTTGCCCCTCTGTCAAACTAAGAGTTGGTGCCCTTGAACCGTCTATATAAAAATAGTTTGATCCATAGTAACTTGCCACCGTAACAGTATAAGTTGTGATTGATGGGCTTGGCGTTGGTGCGGGCGTTGGTGATGGTGTTGGCGCTGCAGAGCCATCTACGCTAATTGTCACGCTACCTAAATTACTATCAATTTGTGATAAAGAAAAGTTTGATCCTAATATATTTGGATCCATAGAGTTAGATCTAGTTAAGCTATTGTAAATAACAACTACATAACCTTCTCCAACTTCTACATCATTATTAGGTCTTGGTTCATATAATGCCTCTGGGTCAGCAGTAGCAGTTAAGGGTTCTAGTTGTGGGTGTTTTGGCTCATAGCATTGTGGACAAACTTTTAAACCATTCCACTCTGTTTTTAATTGATGTAACTTATATTCAAAAGCACACCTATCACATAATGCCTTTGCAAATTTTCCACTTGCATAAGCCATTTATCCCATCCTTAAATCAGGTCTAATTCTAAACGAAGCCCTATCCTCATCTTGCGATAGAGCCCTATTGAATTCTTCTTCATAAAGCTGTTTCAGTATTGGTGTTTTATCAGGAGATCTTTTTATAGATATGTAATATGCTAAACCAGCCGCAAAACAAGGATAAAACCTAAATGGCATATCTAATGTGTTTGTCGGCTTATCTGCATCATCCATTCTTACTAATTTGTTATAAACAAGAACATCAGTAGAATTTTCAGGGGCTGGCCATACTTGTAGAACAGGGTTATTTTGTTTGTTAAAGAAAAATTGTGAAGGTCGTGATTTGCTTGTTTTGTTTGGAATATTTATATATTCGCTTCTACTGATCCTATTCATAGATATATCAGTTTGTGTATCGTTTACTGTTCTTCTGCAAACAACATCAAGTAAATCTATAACATTTGCGTCTAAGTTGTAATCGTTAGTACCTTCTATTACGGTTGTAGTGCCTTGTTCTATTGTCCATTGATTCAGGCCACGATTAGCCCATTCAGCAAGCATAAGATTTATTGATCTTCTTGCAGTTTTTAGATCATAACCAGTTCTTAGTTCTAGTCCGCATCTTTCAAATGCTTCCTCTACGAACTCAGCTACATTTGGTTCAAAATCTGTACTACCTGAAGTTGCCATTATTTTTTACGTTTTGTTGTTTTTAGACTTTTTTCAATAACTTTTGCTTGAGCAAGGTGACTTTTAGACGCTTTTTTTAAAGCACTTATTAATTTTCTTTTTTGTGCTACCGTTAGTTCAGCCATAATTACTCCGTATCGTTATATAAGTTATCAAAAACCCTATTTACATCCAAAGTATAGTCTAAATCAGATTTAGAATAATGTATATGTTGAGATGGTCTAAAGTCGGGTGCACCTTCACCTGTAACAAACCAAGCTGGGTGTGTAACTCTTACTCTGTTGTTAGGTAGTGCAACTATATTACCAGTCCATTCACCCGCATCTAAAAGCTCTAGAACATGACTGCTTTTATGTTGAGCGGGATCATCTGCAATCTCACTTTCAGCATAATCAACTGTAAAATAATATTTTGCAGGAAACATTTTGCCATCAATTTTAGCTAGCCAAGGACAAGGCGTAGCTCTATCAATAACATATACTGAGTTGTGATGAGAGGAACAATCCCAAGGTTGTGCATCATGTACTGCCATAGGGTTCGGCCATTCTTCAAAAGGCGTGTCGCCTACTAAGGCTGTTATTGGCATCCTAGCCCACATAGCACCGCCATGAACCGTATCTTCAGGCTCGCCTTCAGCTTCAACACCAGTAAAAATTATATGAAAACTAAGGCATCTATTTGGCATAGTTGTAACGCCAACAGCCATAGCATGCAAAAACTCACCATGATATTTATCATGATTATGCGTGTATTCTCTCCTCACCCAACATTTAAAATGAGGTATATTACTATACAGATAAGCCACTACTACTTATCCTTTTCCGCCCTTTTTCCCACCTTTTGAGTTTCCTTTGACCATCATGCCCTTTCTATATCCAGGTAATTTTTTGCCACCCATAGATCCGCCTTTTGACATGCCTGGTAGTTTTTTACCACCCATAGCTCCACCTTTAGACATACCTGGTAATTTTTTACCACCAGCTATACCACCTTTGGAGTATTTTTTCATACCGCCTTTTTTACCACCTTTTCCATATCCTTTTGTTTTTTTATACATAATATTTCCTAACTTATGGTTGTTACTTTCTTTCTTGGTTTCATAACGGCTCCGCAACCTTTTGCAATAAAACCGCCTCCATTTAATTTAAGCTTGTTTTGTTTTTTCATATTTTTTTCAATAACAGACTCCATATGTTTTTCATATGAATTTTGCATACCGTCACTCATTCCAAATTTTTTGTTCTTACTTGGCATACCGCCTCCTGATAATTTATTAGAAACATTTATTGGTCTACCCCTTCTTCTAGGGTTTGGGTCTTTACGTCTTTTTCTTGCTACTAATTTTTTTCTTTCTTCTCTACTTAAACTTCTTGCTTTTTTGCTTGGCAAACATTTTGGTTTACCTTCTGACTTTTTTCTACCACCACAAGAACCTTTTATGGATCCATCTGCTCCTATACGAACCCAGTTTTCATCTAACCATTGTTTTAACTGACCCATAACTTAACCAGATGATCTCATTACAGCACCAAAACCAGCTCTAGCTATACCTCCTCCTGCAAATTTTCTTTTTTTCTTTTTAGATTTTTTTGCATAATTAGGATCTTTGCAATATTTTGACGCTGCTAAATTGGCATATGCGCTGGGATAAACATCAAAAGTTCTCTTAGCCCAAGCTTTGCCTTCGGGACATATTTTACCTTTACTCTTTGCTTTCTTTGCCATTATTTTATTCTACCAAATTTTTCTTTAACATTTCCATCTTCGTCTTGCTTGACGTATTCTTGAATTTGGATTGTTTCTAGTTTTTGCTGAACTACGTTTTAACTGGCCAAGTGATCTAGCGCAATATGATTTTCTTCTTTTTGCAGCTGCAGATCCTTTCTTGACTTTACCTGTAACAGCACCTTTTAATTTTGAGCCTGGGTTTTTTCTACGATACTCTTTGATACCTTTTTTTGTCATACCAGCACCTTTTTTAGTAGGGCGGTAATTGCCACCCTTACCAACGGTTCTACGTATTTGTTTTGCTCGTTTTCTTACTGCCATATTTAAAATGCAGTAGTGCCATAAGACACTACTACTTGTTTTTTCATACTAAGAGTGAAAAACGGTTACTCTATCTATATTGCTCAAAACAACATGAATACCATCTTCAAATAAAACTCCTGAATCAGGAATATTCATAGTTTCAGTATCATTTGCGTTGCAAGGAGCTATTAATATGGTAGAGCCTGATACAGAACCATCTCTAAAGGTAACAGTACCGTCAGATGATCCTCCAGCTATTATATAGCCTCTTAACCTCGCTCTACCGTTTTGCAATACTGCTCCACCAGTAGCAGAGGAAGTGCTTGTAGCTGTTTTTACATCTGATCCTACAATTCTACCTGCCATATTTATCTCCTAGTATTAAGCGTCAGCAAATGGAGTAACTAAAGTTCCTGAACCTAAAGTGATTCCTTCTACAGCATACTTAGCGCTTGCTATAGCGTGAACTTTAATAATACTTCCTGCTAATCCGCCTTTGGTTGATCCGTTAAGTGTAATAACGTCATTAGATGCACCTGAAATAAAGGTTTTACCTGTTGCGTTGTTAACACCAGTATATAAACCACCAACAAACTTATCAGTACCGTCTGTTTTGATATCTAAATCAGTCGCAGCAGTAACAATAACAAAAGTAAATGATGCGCCTAAGTTATTAAGTTGATTTGGATCTGTTGGATCGTTTGGTGTAGTAGTAACAATTGAAGGTAAAGTAAACTTACCATCTGCGTCATTACATAAAAGTATCTTACCTGCATGTGCGTCTACAGTTAAGGATGTGTCAGCTGTAAGACTTACAGTTGCGTTAGTCCCTGCTGAAATAAATCCCGCCAAAGATTTGACTGGACCTGAAAAAGTTGATTTAGCCATTTTTTGCTCCTAACTAAATATGTTGCACCATCTTTGGAGTAAGTCTGCCGAGCCAGTTGGGGCAACTATTAATCTCGGTTTAGATAATCTTACTTGATTTAGTCGTTTTGGGGAAGGGAATCTTTAGCTTCTAATACTTTTTCCCTTGAATTGAATAACGCTTGATACGCTTCTTTTATTTCAGGATCCTTTCCATAGTGGTTTAGCATGTCTTGACCAATCATTTCAATAAGAGATAAAACTGTAATCATTCTACCTTTTATATCTTTTTTTGGATCATCATCTGACATTTTTATTTCCTTAATTTTTTGTCTAATTTCATAACCGTCAAGCCAATTTCTGACGTTTATTATTTTTTTCTTAAAATTTGGATAGCTCTCCCAATCTCTTATTTCCTCTACGGACCGACCACATCCTTGACAAATTTCGTCAAAAGGAGCCATAGACGTAGTGCAACGTCCAGAACAAGGTGAGTTTGCTAATGACAAACTTGTATGTAAACCAGTATTCATTTTCAGTCGGTTTTTACTGATTGTATAACAAATTTTAAAAAATAAAAAGGGAGGTAAAAACCTCCCTTATAGAACTCTTACGAATTCAGATTGTAATCAAAGATTACGCACCTTGTGATGCAAATACACATCTCCAGTTAGAGAATCCAAATGAATATCTTTCTCTAGCTTTGTAACGCATATTACCAGTCACAAAATCACCCTCAAGAGATGTACTCATAGGGCTTCTTTCAAAGTGCTTAAATCCGTCAGGACAATCAGTTTTGACAAACCAAGCATCAGTATCAGTAAGATAATGGTTTACTACATAACCTTGAGGTAGCATACCCATATTCTTAATAGAATTGATGTCGTTGTCAGATGTACCTACTCTTCCTGGTGTCTCAAGCAATCTGTCTGCGACAAATTGTAATTGAGGTGGAACAATAAGTTTCTGACCTTGAAGTGCAACCGTCAAGTTTCTGTCATCAACAAGAGTTGAGATGTTAATGAGAGCATCTTCTAAAGATGTTTCATTAAGATCTGAATATGTTGATGGTCTGTTACTTGAAGTTCCGCCGCCACCTAGAGGGTGAGCATTAGAAACTAAAGGTTGACCGTCGCCTCCAGTAACACTAGAGTTAAACGCATCATTTAATACTGAAGCAGCTTTAATTTGCTTTGTATTTGCCATAGATCTAGCCAAGGCTTTTGTATACCTTGAACCAAGTCTGTCATAAAGATTATCCTCAACAGCTTCTTCTGTAATTGCAAAAGCAAGAGCTACTGTTTCGTGTGAATATCTAGAAGTATATCCTTCTGTTGCATTGTCGAAGCTTACGCCTGCGCCTTCTGCTTTAGTAGGAGCACTACCGAATCCAACGATAAGTACCTCTTCTTCAAATGCTCTATCTGAAGATTCAGTATCGAAGATTTCTGCGTGTTCGGAATCGTACCTAGCATATTCCATGCCAAACAAGGCATTCAAACCAGGCTCGAGTTCCTTTGCTAATTGTGAACGATTAATTGCCATGATTAGACTCCTGTAGTTTGAGCATAGAAGTGCTCGTTAATTTTAACAATCATGTTGACGTTTGTAGACAATGTTCCAGTACCTAAAGCATTGTTGTCAGGATCTCCTGTAAATCCAACAATTCTTAATTGTGCTGAAGTTGCCGCAGTAGTTCCACTGATTTTAACAGCAGAAACGCCAGTTTGAGTTGATCCTGTTGAATAAACAATATCAGCGTTGTTACCAACTACAGTTTGGACAACTGAGCCAGTAGCAGCACTTTGAACTTCAAACAAAGCATTTGGGTCGTCAACTACGAATGCCACCGCATCTGATGTAACAGTACCGTTTGGCCAGTAAGCTGAATAGATTACATCGCCGTTAGAATCGGTATATTTACATCCCCTAAAGACTCCCAAAGCTTGATCACCAGCAGCAGCTACTAAAATAGTACCTGTGTTAGCCATTTTCACTAGGTCGCCTGAAAAAATATTTCCGCTTGCACCAGAAGCAATTTTGTATTCTGTGGTGCCTTGTGTGTTATCACCTGAACCGAGAATACCAACTGGTCTTAAGCCGAAAGGTGCATTTTTATTTGCCATTTTTTTACCTTTTACCTAAAAAAAGTTAGTTTTTAGCAACAAAAAAAGAATTAACTTCTCTTGCCACCACCAAAAGTCACGCTTGTACTTCTCTGAGGTTTTAATATCGGAGAAGATGGGTCAGATTCTCTCATCAAATCATTGTCTACTGCATCTTGTTGCAGTTGAGCACGTTCATTGAAATAGGCGTTTCTTTCTTCACGTGTTTCATTCGGAATCTTCGCCAAAAGCAAACCACCAACCGAAACAACACCAGCGTGCTTTCCATCATCCATACTAGGAAGTTCAAAATCACCGATCTCTTCTTTACTAACCAGCTCGAAGCCTTCTCGTAATCTAGACATCACGTTCTTTTTATCTTCCTGGCCGACAATTTCAGCCCTTATCCACCTGTAAGAATATCCTTCAGGTGCTGGTGGCGTTTCCAACATAGATGGGGGACGCCAAGGTTTGCGAGCAACTTGTTTAGCTCGAGTTTCAGCAGAGCGTGGAGCTCTGTTATTAGATTTTGTATCATTTTTATCCATATGTCTACCTTTTAACGTATTTAGCGTACTCTGTTAGAGGTACGTTGAGTCTTTTTGCCATTTGAACCTCAGACGGGCTCAATTTAACATTTCTTTTACCTGATACTTTTGCATCAGCCCTTGTTGCTGACGCAACTTTTTGAGATGGCTTTGATTGAACATTACCACCATCATAAAACTTTTCTGGGAAAGCATCTCTTACACCTTGATCAAGCAAAGAATAATATTCATCTGATTCAGGTTCTGCTTTATTTCCTAAAATAATATCTTGATGTATTTTAAGAGTTTCCTCAGTCATTTCCTCATCATCACCAAACCAAGAGTTTTTTTGTGCCCAAGCTTCTGCTTTTTGACTTGGGGGAGGAGGAGTATATTGTGGTTGTGCTTGTTGTGAAAAAACTTGATCAAATCCATCATCTTCTTGAACTTGTTGTTGTGTTTCAAGCTGTTGTCTGTTAGTTGATATTTTGCTTTCTTCTACAGCAATTTTAGCTAATATATCTTGTGCTTTTGCTACTTTATCAAAATCTTGTTCAGCATGTGCTTGACTTAAAATAGACATAGCTTGCGTCTTTTGTGATTTTAGTCGGTTTTCTGCTTCTGAAAGATATGATTGGTCAAGTGATGTGGTTTTCTGTTTTAAACCCTTATTTTCATCTCTTAGTTTTTTTGCATACTCGTATGCGGACTCTTGACCACGTTCAGCTTCCCTTAACTTTCTTGTTAAAGTATTGATTCTTTTTTGAACCTTTTCGGAATACTGAGCATGTTCATCTTCTGTCTTTTCTTCAGTCGAATCATCTTGAGATTCCTCTTCAGAAACTTCGGTTTCGACTTCTACAATCTCAGCCTCTTCAATCTCTTGATTTTCCTGATTTTCTTCTTCAACTTGATTTAATGCTTCTTCGTTCATTTTTTCCTCTTATAGCGTGACGATATCATCTGGATCAGAAATCGTAGCGATAACTTCGTCGTCGTTTATGATTCGGCATTCAGCATCATCACCCAATTTAAATCGAGCTCCTGCATACCGTCCTATTAAAACCCATTGTTTTTCTTCACACCAAGGGGTTTCACCAAACTTTTCTGTATCTTTATAGCAGAGCGGTCCCATTTTAACTACGTAAGCAACAACAGATGCTAATGCTTCTCTGTCAACCGTATCTTTTACTAATTGGATACCACCTTTAGAAACACCTCTGCCTTTATATGGCAATATAAGTAGACGCCAACCTGTTGGTTGAGGCATTCTATCTAATAAAGATTTTTCTAAAAGCGTTGGATCTAAAACTCTTTCCTCAGAACTAACAAAAGCCTGATCGACTTCTGATGTGTTTTCTTCTTGAATTGATTTTTGGGCTTCTTTTTCGACTTCCTGGGCTACGTGTTCAGGAACTATTACTTTGCTCTGTTTCTTCATCCTCTATTATCCTTCCTAGCAGTTCCCTTAAAATTTGTTCTGCGTCGACGAGAGAACTGTAACATCCACGCAAGTATTGGTATTGATCGTGATCCTTGACTCCAACAAGCATCGTATCAACGATATCTTGTTTTTTTTGATTAAGTTCTTTTAAAAACTTATCTCTTAGCCAAAGAGCATCCATTAATAAACGCCAGAGAACTTGCCACCAAACTCTGCGGCACCCATTCCTCTAGCTTTACCTTTACCCATTCCTGGTTTTGGAGAAGCATCCGCAGAAAAAGTTCCTGACTCTGCTTTAAACGTAACTGATCCTTTATTTGAATAGTTTTGTTTCTTCAAAACTTTTGGAGTTGATAAATTTTGTATATCTGTTTTTTTGATCATGTGCTAATTTTGTTGTAAATAAGTTTAATTTGCAAGTATAACCTTAACTTTTATTCATCATATTAGCGATAGATAATTCACGTTGTTGAGCAAGTCTTGCTCTTGCAGTTTCATCTTTCATGTCTGCAATATCTTCTTGGGTTGCAATTCTCTCTCTATCAATCCTATCTTGTCTTAATGATTCTTCCATTTTCCTTTGTTGCTCGGCCTTAAATTGTTGCTGTTCTTGTGCTAGCTCTTGACCTTTTAATGCAAGCTCTTGTTTTCTAATTGCCACCAAAGGATCTTCATCTTGTGGAGCGGATATCTGTTGCGTAAATTCATTCATCAACTCACTTAATATAGGTGCAGAGAACTGTGCAAGTATATCTGCTGATTGTGCCATAAGCATCTCAGCTTCGGCAGGAGGTATTTGTTGAGCCTGTTGCGTAATTTGTTCATACTGCTGTCTTAATTCAGGAGGCATTTGCTCTAGTGCAATATTGTCTGCTTTCATTTGTAAATGTTGCATGATATGAGAATGAATGGTTGCTTGTACTGCAGCATTCATTTGGACAGGAGGAGTGTTTAATAAAGACATATGAACCGCTATATGAGCATCATGATTTTGTTGTGAGAATGCTTGGGCTGGCTGACCCATAAGTAATCCATTATTTTCAAACCCAGCTTCTATAGGTTTTGGTTCTATACTTGGGGGTGGCATTAGTAACTGATCTATATTATCAACGCCAATAGCAGCATACATTCTTCTATATGATTCATAAATTCCTTGCGGGCCATGAACTTCAGGGTTTGACTGAACTAACTGCATAAGTTCTTGAGCCATAGCAATTCTTTGTGATGCACTAAATATATCAGGATTACTGATTGGGAAGATATCAACCCTTTCATCAAAATCAGCAACTTTAATACTTACATTACCACTAGCTGTCATATATGGATATTCAGGAGGTAAGTAGTCTTTAAAAATGGTTGCAAGAAGTTTGAATTCCTTTTTTTGTGCGTTATGCAGTCTTTTGTGAATGGCAGATAAAACTTTTGTAGATCTTTCTAATAATGCTAATGTTGTTCCAACAGGAGCATTTGGATTGCCTTGTCCTACGTTAATTTCTGCAATAGATGCAAATTTAGATCCTGACTCAACTAGAATACCTAGTAAATTTAATAAAGTACCACTAGGCTCTTTGAAAGGTAACGGTTGAATTGATTCTCTTAAAGAACCGCCAGGGGCATCCACATCCCTAAACTCTCCAGGCTGTATTGGGGTGTCTTCATCCCTAATACGAATACCTCTCGTCTTAAACCCAGCAGGTAGGTTGGCGAGGGTACCTGCATCAATCAATTGCCTTAAAATTGATGTGGATGCCTTTGATAGTCCTCCGATCATATGTGATCGTGACTGGGAAAC